TACAGCAGATGCCGCACGCGTGAAAGACGCACGAACGGTATCACCTTTGGCAACACGCTCTGAACCGTCAGCGTTAATGGTTGAAGCAGGAATGAAGCCAACAAGCTCCCGCCCTACTACGTCAGCCGCTTTATAAATATCGGCGGCGAGATTAGTTAATACGTTAGCCATTGTTGGCCTCCTTATTCATCAAAAATTTTACCGCCTGATTTTATGAACTCGGCTCGTTTACCGTTATTCATAGCATCAAAGTCGGCTCTACTCATTTGCTTTTGTTGGCCATCAGCTCCGCCTTGGCCTCTTGCGGCTCCACCACCTTGGGCTTGGCTACCATCTACCAAAAACGGATAAACCGTCTTAATAGATGTTGCCAATTCATCAAGAGTTGAAACAGTCAATTGCCCTGACTCATCCGCAACCCTGATCTCGTCATCAACAAGCGTTAGCCTCTGGCTAATTTGCTGTTGCAGTAATTGTGCCTTCTGTGCGTCTTTTGTCAATCTTGCGGCCAACTTTGCCGCCTCGGTACCAATTTTCTGACGCTTAATGTTTGTGTTCAATTCTTCCAGCTTTTGCTTAAGTGTGTCGCTTTCCTGCTTCTGACTCTCAAACAACTGCTTGTAATCATTTTCGGCTTTGGCTTTTTCTTCGGCCTCTGCCTTTGCGCGACTTCGTGCTTCTTCGCGCTCTTGCTGTACCTTCTTTTTCTCGGCCAGCAATTCATCAACTTTGTTTTTCAGCCCAGACGTTTCGCTTTCTAACTTGCTTTGAAACTCTGACTGTAATTTTTCCGATAAAACCTTTTTTACATCATCTTCTAAGTTTAGTTCGTTTAAGAACTCCATTGCTCACCTCTGGTTTGCAAGTTTGCGGCTCTGCCGCTTTTTGCTTGAATAATCAAGCCCCATTGCCAATGATACCATTTACTAACAAAAATAAACAAACCTATGGTTTAAGAGCTTCTTTTGGCGGCTTTGCTTTAGCCTTGATATTAAACGACTCGTCCAATGCCTTTAGCTGGTCAAGCGGAATCGGGTTACCCTTTGCATCAACAAAACGGTCTAGGCTTAGCTTCTTACCCCTAAACAGCTTGCCTCTGTCTTTGCCTAATACTTCATCCTGAAACGCGGCAGGCTGTCGGCGTAACCATGTCTCATAGTTAGTGCCTGCGCCAATCTGCTCCTTACCATCTGCACCAATGGCAGGCCGTTCGCCCTCAATATCAGCGCCTAGCGTAAACTCTGGTTTTACCTTGGGCACGATTGTCGAGCGGCAGTTAAAATGCGCTGGTGGTTTTGGTGCGTCTGGATCATTGAACGAAAAAACCTGACCATCAAGAGAGCCGCATAGAATCGTTGTTCTGTTATCCAGCGCCGCCACCCACTCGTAGCCGTCTAAAACGTCTTCGTTTTCCTGCATTACTTGATTTCTAGCTACGGTCGCAACATTGTTAGTCGCCGTTCTAGCTATAGTCATAGCTTGGTTTTTATGCAATCCAGATAAACGCTCCAATCTGTCTGCAATCTGTCGGTTAGTTTCTCCCAGTATCGCGCCGTCAGAAATTTCCTGCGCTATCTGCTGTGCGCCTCTATTGGTAAATGATTTAAACACGTCAGTCATGCTTAAGTATTTACCGTCAGATATCTTCATTCTGGATAGATCAACTGCCGCGCTTATCTGCTCGGGCGATGGCAAGTTAACACTGCCTGCCACATTAGTTTCTAAAAGCCCTTGGTTAAACTCAGACTCATATAGCGCAAAGTCTTTTAGTTCTTCTATTCGCTCTTGTAAGTTACCGTCCACAATGGTTCTAAACTGAACCTGCATGTCAGCGCTAAGCAAGCGCAAGCGGTCAACCTGAAAGTCTGTTAAGTCGCCACTTGTCAAACTGCGAATAGCCGCATCAGTTACATTCTGCAATGCCTCAATGGTTTTTTTGCCAACACCAGAACCAAACCTCTGAATAAAGATTTGGTGTCGAATCATTGCATTGGCAATAGCGTCTTGAGAAGACATTATTTTTTCTTTTTGTACCCCGAGGCGTAAATAGCCTTGGCTTGTTTTTCAGCTTCCGCTTTCGTCTTGTAGACTTTGCCAGTCTTGCCCCAGCGGTAACCACCTTTCACTTTCATTACAGGCATATGCTCACCACTTAACTTTATCGCTCCAATAGGCCGCAGACATTTTGCCCTTGGCTATGTTCTTTGCGTGCCTTGCCTTAAACGATGCTCGCCGCGCTTTGTCAGCGTCACTTTCGTTTTTCTTTGGTGGCGAGCCTTTAACGCCTTGCTGTCCAAATCGAATAATCTTTTCTTTGCCGCCCTCGCACGCTTTCACAACATGCGATTTTGTCGGATGGCTTGGCGTCCGCTTAGGCTGGTTGCACTTCATTTTCGATTTGTCGATTTTAGCCATGATTACACCATAGGGTTAATGTTTTCTCGTTCCTGCTGAACGTCATCGAGCGTGCGCGATGGGTCAACAATGCCCGCAGACTGCAAACGGTCGAAAATATCTTTATCGCCAATCAAGTTACGGTCTAACAGAGTAACCATCGACATAATTAACTGCGGATCTACTGATTTGTCGTAAAACTCGCGATTCATTTTAAACTCAATGTCTGAATCATCAGCGCCCATAAATTCAGCGCACCAGTAAAGGCAAGTTTCGATTGCTTCGGATAGATTGGCCACAATGTCGCCCAACACCGAGTTTTCACTAGCAAAGCGAATTCGTGCGCCTTCTGCCGTTTCGTTTGTGCCTCGGTCAGTAATAATGCGAGCACCAATAGCAACCATTTGCGCTTCTTTTGACTTCATCGCCTCAAGCACTAGGTTGTTAGGGTCTGCCTGCAATAGTGTAGCGCTACCAGTTTCACCCAGCACATGACCTGCGCGAGAACCCAACTTAATGCCGCTAGGGTTATAAGCCTGCCATTGCTCAACACTCAAGCTGTGCGTAATAAACAAAGTTGGCTGGCCAGTAATAAAACAGCTTTCTTCGTAGTCTGCCGAGTTGCGATAGTGTGCAATATTTACATCAGCAATATCAGATAGTGGTGGGTCATCGACTGTCGAGTCGTTGTTTTTGCTACCAACAAACTGAGCAGGGATAACATCCCAATTCGTGCCATCTGCGCGTTTTGGATAAACTTCTTCCGTGTACGGTTGCTCATCGCGGTAAATCTGTTGCGTGTAACCGTCTGGCCTTAAGCGTAAAACGCGGTATTGGGTTTTTGATTCATGCCCAAACTCGTCATCGTCAGAAATATACTGCTCAGCTAATACGCACATTGTGAGCAGTTTACGCCCGTTGATTACTTCTGTTTTCCAGTTAACCACTTGCTCGGCAGTGTATGGGATAATTGACGCCCGCAAATCCAGCATCATTGTTTGCTCTAACGATAAATCGCCGTCAACCTGTGGATAGTCAACAAGAAAAAGTGAGCGCCCAGTTTCTAGCAAATTAGATAATTCATCTTTGGCTAATTGAACAAGGCTTAAGCCATCGCCTGTTGCATCATCCTCTAAATAATAAAGCTGTTCGGGCAACTCATATCTAGGCTTATGCCGAAAGGCAGCACCCACAAGCGCGTTTTTCGTTCGGCCAGTAAAGTTAGTAAACACCGCTCGTTTTAAATACTGTCGATAGCGTACAGTTTCAGAGCCTATACGGTCATCGTTAGACTCTGCATCAGGTACAGGCAAATAGAGATGGCGCTTTTGTTTTACGGCAACTGAGCCTTTTACAGCATCGCGAGTCTTTGCCCAGACTGGCGCATATAACTCATACTGTGGATGTTTAGTATCTACTGGCATGATTTTAGCCCAATGAAAATTTTATACATGATAACACTTTACGTTGCGAAGGCGAACGGCACATTAGCTACAGGCTTAACAATCGGCATTTCGTATGCTATAGGGTACGTTGTCGCATCGTTCTGGTGGTCATTCCCGCTTGTCTTATCAGGCTCGCCATTCTTGTAGGCTTGCTGTTCTAAGCAGTTAGCAACCGCTGGGCATAGCGTGTCATTCACTCTGATTCGCCCAGATTCAAACGCTGCATTTGTCGCAGTAACCCTGTCTTTAACCGCTGGGTTAGTCTTCTTAGCTCTAACGTAAAAGCCAGCCTGCTGTAATAAAGCAATATCAGAGAGCGAAGCGTTAACTGTCTTTCTACTGCCGCCGCTTGCGTCTGGGTATATGTAAATTTTATGGCCTTGGCTTTGCCACTTATCCTGTATTAGCCTAATCATTTCGGGCGTGTCATACATACTGGTTAATTCTGCGACCGCGTGCCATGTATAGCCGCCGTCTCGCTGAACATAAACAGTTGCCGCCTGTTGCGTTACGTTGAAGTCACACCCGATAAATAAAGGCTCTTTATCTTTTATGGTTTCATCGCTTCTATGCGCCACTCGGTCATAGCTTTGGTAAACAGTGCCCGAGGTTAGGTTAACGAATCGTCCGTTAATGTAAGCCTCTAGCAATTCAGACGGATAAATAGCCCTAAGTGAATCTATGTAATCAGGCGGTAAGTATGGGTTAGAGGTTGTTGGCGCTTGGATAATCTCATAACCGTCTTTGGGGTTTTTTTTCCAAGTCTCATAAACGAACTTAAATCCTTCTGGCGTGGTCGTTACGCCTATTGTGTTCTGCCCTTGCTTCTTCTGGCGATTCCTTGCGAGTATCTGTCGAAAGGCATATGCTGCATCATCGCTCTTTAACGTGTCTAGCTCGTCTATGTCGGCGTCTGCGTGCTCATAACCTACAATTCTATTTGGGTTATCCATAGATCGGAAAATGATATTCCCGTAACCCTCGATACTTATCATGTTCAAAGGAGACTTAGCCAGCTTGTAGGATATATTTAAATCCGTAAGCACTGCCTCAAATCTTGGCCAAGCAATCATCCTAATAAGATCATAGGTCGGCTCATAGAAGCCTCTATTCGTGCCTTCGTTGGCTAACAGGCCGAATATTGATCTAAGAATAGCCGCCTCTGTCTTGCCAGCACCAAACCCAGCAACCAAAGCAGGGAACTTTGCTTTACTGGTTATGTAATTAAACTGTGGAACTGTCGGGCTTATGTGAAAATCTCTGCCCTGTGTTTCATGCCTCATGTGGCGCGTTCAAAATTACATTGATTGGCTGCTTAGAGTCGCCTTCAGATTCTGGCTCTTTCCATCCTGCCTGAGTCTTAAGATAGAAAATATTTGCGGTCACATTGCCTTCTTTGGCAAGCGAAATAAGATTTAAGCCCATGTCTGCGTGTTGTTTTGCTCGACCTCTTTTATAAGCCTCAGAAACTTGGGGTTGTCGCTTTTCAATTTCTCTTAGCGTATTCTCACAAATTCCAAAGTAATCAGCTACTTGGCCTTTTGTGAGTACAGACGATAAAGCCTCTAATTGGATAATGTCTCGATCTGATAAAACTACAGGCGGTCTGCCGCCGCCATCACCTTGATTGCCTTTTTTCATGTTGCCCTCTGGGTCTTTTGTCTCTGACAATTCCCATTGTAGCAATATTTTATCATTTATCTTTCTTTTTCGGCCTCTGGCAATCTTCGCAATAGTGTTCAACGTCTTTGTGCCTAAATCCGTATTTAATGATGATCCTGCACTCACTGCATAACAAAGCACCGACACCACCGTTAAACTTCACAATTGCGTTTTTGTAGTCTTTCATAACTAATCCTTCACGAAAACACCGCCTTCAATCATTCTGCCTTTTCTGTGCTTAATCTCATTCCATGCTGATTCACAACATTGCTCTAAGGTTAAGTCTTCCATTGCGCAATAGTTAACTAGACAAACCATAACATCGCCTATAGCGTCTATCACTTCTTTTCGGTCATTCTTGGCGTGAGCGTCTGCCAGTTCGCCAACTTCGCTAATCGCTTTTAGTAGCTGCGCTGTGCTTGTGCTGTGGTCATAAATGCCTCTTGTATCTGCCCATGACTGCACATTAAAAATAAACTCTTTCAATCTACCTCTCCTAATAAATAATCAAGCCTAACATTTGTTAAGCCTATCAATCTGAATATGTCTTCTTTACAGTGATGCGCGCTAAACGGCACACCATCCAATACCACACAAAAAACAAAATCTGGGATGTTTTCGCCTTCCTCTAGCGCCTTTGCTAATAACCGCAATTGCTTTGGTAAATCCATGCTATTACTCAGACTCATAATTCAGCTCCAGCCACCGCTTATACCTTGGGTTTTTGTGCCGCATCCTGTTTATGACTTGCTCTGAATCATCTATTTTCTTAACGGTTACTTGGCTGTCTTTGCAGCCTTGTCTATACGCTTCTTTCCACGCTTCCATTATCAAAAACTCAGCCTCCTGCTCGTCTATATCGCTAAGTGAGTAATTGTTCTTTCGCATCCATTCTTCAAATGTCATCACTCCCCCCATTTGATTCATCTACTTACCATTTAGCCGCCATATGATTCATATAGTGACCAAAATTTGGGACTGTCTTTTAGTTGGCCTCGGCGCAGTCATTCCGAATGGTCGCTTATTATAGACCGAGCGATTAGCGGTCACCTCTTCCTACGAAATCGTAGGGAGCAATTTAAGTATACCGAAAGTTATCTATTTAGCGACTTTGTGTACACATATTCGCTTTTTGTGTCGTGTATTCGCTTTTTGTGTCGTGCGATTCCTCGCTTATACACCTGAAACTATGCAAAACCATAGTTGTGGCTCACTTTTACATATACTTTTTTATTAAAAAAACATGCAAAAATACGACACTTTATTGCGCCATGTAATGCAGATGTAATGCACTTATCTGCGTTTTGGCACCGCCGCTAGGATTTGAACCTAGAACCTATGGGGTAGAAGCCCATTGCTCTATCCAATTGAGCTACAGCGGCTTTAATCCTCGATGTAATCTTCCCAAATGTCTTGTTTAACTGGGTCGATATAGTCAGTCTCAAAATAGCTTATCCTTGGTGCTAACTCAACTGGCGTTACCGCTTCCTCAACCCAAGTTGCAAACTCAGCGTGTTTGTCGTCTGTATATACGCCGAGTATATACTCAGACTGCCCCGTGTTCCTGTTCACCATCTCTACAACATACATAGTCGTCACCCCAAAAAGCATAGCCATAACGCTCAGCGGCTTTCATGTATCTTCGTAGCGTCAATTCTGACACACCAAATAACATAGCAATATTACAATAATAAACGCCTTTGTTATATAACTCAAACGCTTCAGCAATTTGCTCTATAGAAAGGCAGCGTTTAACAGGCTTTGGCTTTGCTTTTACGGCTTTCTTTTTTGGCTTTTTAACCTGTTTTGGCTTTACGGGCTTTGCAGGATATTTCCCTTTTAACCATTCGTTCAGTTGCATTCTGGCTTTAACCTTTTGTAATCAGGCCATGCCTTCTTACAGACCATTTCTTTATAAACTCGTTCTTGGGTCTGGGCTTCTTCGAGGTCGCCGTTGCCTGCAATACCAAGGCCAACCAATAAGGCAATAAGCATCGCAACAATTAAGGCCATGTTTTCTACAAATTTGTCATCGTCTTTTTTCATAACTCCCTCCTATTGAGCTGGTGGCCAGCTCTGTGAATTCCAAACGCTGATCATAGCGTCGATGTTTACCGCTTGCGCTACGTTTGGCATACCAACGTAAACACCGCGTAACGCATAAAAGTCTGCATCATCATCAAGACCACATGCACCCATCAAACCGCTTAATTGAAAATAAGTCATAACTCCCTCCGTGTCCGCGCTTAGTAGTCCATAAGCGCTTCGTTTAATTCTGCAATTTTATCCTCACAAATTGCTACGTTTTCTGGATCAGGTGCGCCACCCCAAGCAGTCATAAAATACTCAAGGTTTGAGTACCAGCCATCAAGCTCGTTGGCAATGCGTGCTAATGCGTATTCTTTGTCAGTCATTGTGTACCCCTCTCAGTTAGTAGCGCTCCCCGCGCCGTTGAGATAATTACACAACAACTAAATGCCGATTGCAACCCTTTTAGTTTATTTTTTTAAACTTTTTTATTGTTTTTTTAGTTGTAGCTTTCGGGCTTATAATCTGGGTCTTGCTGTAGCTTCTTGTATTCCTCGCGGTAGTGCTTGGCAACTTCCTTCCTGACTGCTTCGTTTGCCTTCAAAATGCCGTTCGATTTTTCCTGAAGCATGTCTAGGTGGCCTTTGCCCCAATACTGCTCTAGCCATCGCACAAACTTAGTTGGGTTTTCTGTCATATCTCTGTGACACCATGAGCACATACAAACTGCGTTATCAAGGGAATAGCGAACAATTTTTTTACGCCTACCGTGAACGTGACAGCATTCAAGTCGAACATCAGACCTGCCGCAGTGCTCGCAATAACCCTTAAACCTGACAACATCGCTAAACCATTTATCGGCTGCATCCCTGCGTATCGCCATGATCCCGTTCCTCGTCCATTTTGTAGTTCCGTTCGCGTCCAATTGCAGGCACAAACTCTAAGCAGGATTCGCACATCCAGCCTTTCAACCTGTTTTCACTGGCGTTAAAAACCTCGGTCATTTGCTGGTCGCAGTCATCACAAACCATTATCGCAATCATTTTCTCCACCTCTCCAATCGTTTAATCTCAGCATCAGCATAAAACCTTATCTTCTTAGCATCGCGTAACATGTCGCTGTGCTCTACCTCGTCATAGCGGTAGCACGCCCTAAAAATCTCACCTATCTGCGCGTTCATATTCTTATAGCTAATCAAATCTTGCAACTGCTCTGCATCACTTGGCAACTCGTAGTAACTTGCTGTGCTCCCGTCTGATTTTTTCTTCACACGCTCACCTTAAATCGACTATGTTCACCTTCTTGTTTATGCAATAAGACGCTTGTCATTGATCTGCTCGATCCGTAACCAGAGCCTGCGTGCCACGCGTCTTGGGACGGTAGAACGTTCCAATGTTCCAAGAGCATACCACCGATTTCTTGCGCTTGTTTATGATGTATATGGCCGAGCCATGCGAAACGATGCTTAGACTCACCCCACTCTTTCGCCAGATTGCGCGTAACCGATTCATAAATTCTTTGAGCATTGATCCTATCTCCATGATGTAAAGCTATTAAGTTATCACCCCACACAAAGTGCAGGAATTTATTGTAATTATCGAACGTCTTAACCCTCGGCTCATTCTCGTAATACATTTTGAGCATTTCGTTTAACCAGAGCGAAGCGTCTGGGTCATGATTGCCACGCACATTAATCAACCATACCTCGTCATGCGATTCCAACATTCGAGTTACTAGGCGTTTATATAATTGCCCAGCCCTGTTGATAATGCGCCCAGCCCTGCCGTCAACATCTAAAGGCGTATCATTACCAGTTGTGCCCTTCAAACTGTTTGCGTGAAAGAAGTCCCCTAGATTCACAAGGCACCCTGTACCTGCGTGACTGCTCGCGTGAGCCAATGTATCTACAGCGTTAAACAATGTAGTACAGGCAATGTCTAAATCCCAAGCAGGCCCGCCAGTTTCGGGAGGCCATGCAAGCATACCCAAGTGATGGTCACCCAGTAGATAACACGCCAATAAGTCTGTGTCTTTTTTGTGCTTTGGTTTTTTTGTTGGCGCTGCCTTCCCTGCAACATCCTCAATCAATCCCTCTTTAAAGTCTTCTAGCGCTTGTTGAAATAAGCTCTCGGTATCGGCTTGGCTTTTGACCCACTGGCCTACTGGCTTTCCTTCATCGTTATAGTAAGTTGATATACCTTTAATAGTATGGCCGCTGGGTACAGTGTGTACCATATTGTGAGCAGGGGAGTAGCCTTGTCGGACTGCTGCTAAGTTAACTTTCTGAAAGTGACGCTCGATAGCGCGTCTGCTAATTCCTAATTTCTGCGCAATGTCGTCATTAGTTAAGCCTTGTATTTTGTAATTAATTAACTCGGCCTGTCTTTCGGTATAAGCGTAATTTAACAATGTTTCCCAATCAATCATAATCCCACCCCCCAAGGTGGTTAGGTTTGAAACTGGTGTGCAGCCCTTTCGGATGCTTGAACCGTTCGCCAGATATCAACCCAAACGCGTACACTGTCATAATGTACTTTGGCTTTCATGGCTTCACGTCTTGCGTCAGTCTTTGCTTGAAAGGCTTGCTTGTATTCCCAGTCGTCTTCAGCCCTCATGTCGGCTTCTGCAACACCGCAACCAGAGTCTTTGTACTGAATAGCTATTTTGGCTTTTATTGATTTTAAAGCGCCTTCTAAGAGACTGGCTGCATGTTCTTTATCTGCGTAGTCGTTACCTGCCGTTATCAGCTTTTGATATAAATCGTTTGGATTCATAAGCTACCTCCACATGACGTTTGACCAGTGCCTGCAAGTGCTCGGGAACGGACGAAAGCATCTCGCGCCGCTTGTCCCGTGAGCGTTCTTGCAATATTTCCTTGGCATAAAGCCTCGGCTTCTTCACTAATCCACCTCTTTTTTAGCAGGCTAACAGGCGCTCTAATGAAGTGATATAGACCGTCTTGTTTGTACCTTCTAACGTGTCCCATTTCAATCATTCCGCGTAAAAGCATTGTCATTCTACTTTTACACTTGGTTTTTGTACAATTTTCGAGCATTTCCTGCGTTGTAAAGCTAGCGCCAGACTGATAAAGCTCGGTTGATAATATTTCAGACATTTGTTCTTCACCTGTTATTTTTTTTCTAACCATCGTAAGCCTGCCCGTATTTTTCAGTAAACACCTCACGCATACGCTCTTTAATATGGCCTTCTAGCCAAGTGATATCTGTAATGTCGTCTAAATTTGATAATTCTCTAGATGTTTTCTTTCCAGACTTTTGATAACTCGCCATCGCTGGACTGCCGCCGCGATCTTCCGCCCTCGATAACCAGCTATTGACGAATCGCTTGATCCCCGCTTTAGTCTTTCGCTTGGACGGGTTAGCATCGAGCCAACTCGACATTTTTTTAAGCTCCACAAAAACATCAATCTGCTTATACGTAGATTGCCACTCGATAACGTCTTCATCTGTAGGCTCCCATTCTTCACCGCTTTTTAAGATCATACTTGCCCCATTGCTTTTTTCATCCAGCTTGTAAACAAATTGTGCGCTTCGCCTGCATCATCAATCGTTTGGCCTTTGTAATGAAACCCTTTTTTATCTAACCGCAAAACCTCACCATCTTGCGCTTTAAATTCAAAATAGTTTTCAGACTGTGCATCTCTAATGCTCATATTTGATAGTTGCTCATCCAGAAACACATATTCGTTGATCCCATTTTTGCTCATAACTGCCACTCCGCAATTTTGACCTTTTCACCATAGCGATTTAAAACCGTTTTGAAACTGGTCTTTATTCCGTAACCCTTGTTTCTCAGTTCCGAGATTCTCGCTGGTGCCTCCAAAATGCCTAAATTATCCCAAGCATTCAACCTGTTAAGCACTTTGCCTTCTTGTAAATATTTTAAGATTCTTTCTTGTTGTGTCATAACTCCCTCCAGAGTTTAGTGCAAGGTTTCTTCACCACCTGCGCCGAGGTTAGCCGCCAGCGCAAGGATAAAGTCTTTTAAGTGTTCGCGGTCGAAGTTTGCTACGAAACTTACGTCCCGCTCACTCATGGTTATTAGTAATAAATTATCATCTCTTTCTAATGTTTCTTCGATGAATTTAAAAAGCATTTTCTTATCCATTTTCCACACTTACCCTTTTGATGTGCTAACGCACAACAATGAAAGTTAATAATAATGACGAGCGTTGTTTAGCGTATCGAATCTTGTCGTCTATTCCCGTTACCTGCTCTCGGCACTGGGAGGCGCATCATAGAGAGGGTCAACTCCGCTCTTGGGTTTTTAGATTCCCAAGCCTAACGCCCGCTAAACTCTGCGAATTGGAATGATGGAATTTTCCTAAAGGGGTAGGTATACTTCTTTCCATCATTGTTCTTCGCACTTCAATGATAACTCCCTATGCGTTTACACGCAACAGCCCGCTCCCTCCAGCGGGCTTTTTTTTAGTAGCTTAAAAGCTGAACCTCTGTAATTCCCAGAGCATCACAAATTCTTGTGATAGTGCTCCACCTCAGATCATCCGCTATGCGATACTTGTAAACAGTCTGTACAGACACATTCAGCTTGTCCGCTAACTGCTTATTCGTAACGCGCTTGTCGGTCATTGCCATTTTTACTTTATGCCCAATCATAGCCACCTCAGAACGGCAAATCATCATCAGGAAAATCTTCAGCAACTATCTGCTGCGCTTTTTGCACATTGTTTTGCGCAACCTCTTGTTTAGCCTTAATTGATAGGCTTAAAAACTTCTGGCCTTTCTGCGACACTTTAGTCCAACCGCTAACGTAATACTCGACACCTTCAACATTTAAGCTGCCTGTCATATCTGGATGTTTTTCGGTTTTCTTTTCTCTAGCAGGAAAAATTGCACCGCTATTTGTGTTGTCGTATTGACTCATGGTTATTTACTCCATTTAAAAGTTTCTGTTTCGATTATTTCGACTGCACTGGTTACAGCGTCAGCCAGCTTTTTGATATACGCCTCATCCCTATAAACGCGCACAATCAAATCTTGCATAGATGGGTTGTAAGACATGAAGTCCCACCATTCCCGTTCCGTGATCCACAAACAGCCCTGAATCTGTGGAATATATTTACTTGGAACCTTGCCATCCCTTAAATAACTAACGTGCGTATGTGGCAGCGGGCACTTTATTTCAATCCCACCATCATTGCCCACCAAGCCATCAGGCGAAGCGCCACACTCAAAGGTATCATGTAGACACAAGCCAACTTCTACCACCTCAACATCGTTCATGAGTTCGTACAATGTCTTAGCGGCAGGCTCCAACTCATTACCTCGCTCCATTGCCGCGTTAGTGTAAAACTCTGGCAACTCACCAGTAATGCGCTGGGCGATTAGCTCGTTTATGTAAGTGTCCGCTGAACTGCTCGGCTTACCTGTTGGCGTAATTAGCTTTCCAAAGTTGGACGCCGTAGGACGCCCCAACCTTGACTCTAACCATTCTTGCGAGCCTTGCTCAAAGTTACTTATTCGCATTTTTTAACTTCTCCTGTAAAGCCTTAAACGCTTTGTCAAACGATGCTTCGCCCAAATCTTCGACACACGAAATATGGAAAGCCTTTAAGAATTTATCAATGTCGGTGTTTGTCTTCTCGATCAAGTCGTAAATAATCGCCGCTTGGTCATCGCTAATCGCTTTAACTTGCTTGCCATGATCGTTAGTTGCGTCAGCGTCTTTTGTGTCATCAATACAAAACAGGCCGTTCAGAGCATACTTGCGAGCATAAGAGCTAGCCGAGCCTGTAATCTGAGCTTCGTCCATGCCTTTTTTAACTTCTGCCTCGCGAGCAAAGGCTGTTGTAGAAATACTCTGCTCACCATCGCTTACAGTCGCCGTAGCCTTCACGTAGACGCGATCCCCGACCAAAGTAATATCATCGCTTATCGTGAGCACAAGATCGCCCAGAAGCGGTTTTACGGCCTCTAGGATATCCTCACACGAACGGTACTTGTAACCACCGAATTTATTCATCTGGCCTTTTGGTGCTTTTAGCTTGGCCTGAATCTCTGCAAGTTTTTTACTAATCATAGTTTTCCCTCCATTGCTTTTAAAACTGCACCACTGAAAGCATCAAGTAGCGCATCGAATGCCGCGTCAGAATCGTTTGACTCCCACGCGTATAAAATCTTATCTGAGTAATCATCCATGCTAGCCGCATATTCGCCCGCGATGATCTCAGTCAAAAATGTTTTGTTTTCGCGCGCCAAATCTAAAACGCGTAACTCTGCACACTCTGGGCATACCGTGTGATCGCTTATTAGCAAATCTTTACCGCAGTAGTGGCAGTCTTCGTAGTCCTGATAGTCAGGTGGGCTAAGTTTAGAATCTAACATTGTTGTTTGCCTCGCACTCTAATTCAGCGTAACGCTGGTTAAACCCTGCTAAATAGTCAGGGTCATCATCAATAGGATTTGAATACAACTCAGCGTCAACAGTTCCGCACCAGCGCAACCACTCTGAGTATTCGATTTGATTTAGTTCGTCCATGTAGTATCCCTCCGTTAACTACAGGACTAACTATAAGGGAATGGTTTAAGTATGTAAACCTTTTTATTTAAGATAGTCGCCAGTTTCCATCATATAGGCAAGTTCGTTAGCGCGGTCGCCAACTTGAGTTGCCCATTTGGAATCTAGCATTTCGGCAGCGGCTTGCGAGTATTTACCCTCGGCCACAAATTTGAGTGTCTTTTTAAATTGCAGGAATGTTGGCAGACCTAAGTTATACAGCATGTTTATTAAGGCTTCCTGCCTCACTTGGTCTAGGTCTTCAAACCAAGAGAATACGCTTAATTCTTCATAGCATTGCTCTATGTCATTGCGAAGCATAACCATGGCCTCGACTTCGCTAATGCCCATGTCTTCGAGGTTGCGGCCATAGCCTATGCTTAATTTGCCAGCAGTACACTTGTAAGGTTTAAGTCTTAGCCCTTCATGCCTCTTGAGCATTTCAATTAAGCGTTTCATTCCCAAACCCTGTTAATTTGATCGACTAACCAGCCGTCAGTCTCTAGGAACGCTGCCAAGTAGCAGTCAATTTCGTTTTCTCCGCTTGAGCTTTTTACCTGAAATTCAAAGTCTGTTTTTTCAGGAATGATAAACGGCATTGGTATAGCAAATTGCAGAAAGCCAACCGCCCAAGTTGATTGCCAGAATCGCTGAACCAATCCGTTAGGCAAAATCATTCTAGCAATACCCGTTAAATACTTATTGGGGTTAACCGTGCCAGAAGCAAATGAGACGGCAGTAATATATAGCTTTGAGTTTGCAGGCACACTGTAAACCACTGCTTGGTGAACACCTGTGCCAGCCTCAATATACGCTAATGTATTTGTGCTTACTTTAACGCTGATATTGCCCACGTTAGTCGTTGTGGCCATGCGACACCTATTGATTCTATAAAATGCCTGAGAAGTGCTTACAGGCGTTGTGCCGCTAAGTGTTAAAGTTTCCGATATAGGGTTGTAATTTGCATCCAGACCTTCGATATATAAGCCCGCGGTATCACTAGCACTAGAGCTAACGCAAGATAAAACAGAAGCAGAAGCCAAGAAAGGATAAGTGCCGCCGCCGTTGTTAAAAATACTTTCAAAAGTAGTGCCAATGGTGCGGTTGAAGCCAAAAAGGTTAATAGGGCGCATTTCACGGTAATAACCTCGCGCAATATCTATCAAAGGGCTTATTGTGTTGTTTGTGTCAAACTCGTAAGACATTATTTGCCTCCAAAGATATTGTTTTTTACCTTAACGCCAAACGAAGTTAAAACTGCCACACCTAGAATAAACTGGAACCACGTTGGCATAGCTTCCAATGCGCTCATGCCTTCGTGTACCCGCTTAATGATCTTATCGTTATCAGTCGCCACACCGTACATAATGGCAAGGACTGGAGTTGATACAACCAAAGTCCAATACTCGTCTTTCCAGCTTGTCGCCATCTGAGCAATAAGTGAAGTTTCGGCAGCGCCTTCCTGCTCGATGCGCTTTAGTTCCGATTGGTGTTTAGCCAGTGACTTTTCCTGCTTGTTCTCTAGCCACTGCTTGCCGATTTGAGCTATTGGCCCGATTAATGCTTGCCACATATCAACCCCCTAATACTGCGCTGGCTACTACAAAGATAGCATACATACCAATAAGACCTATCCCGCCAGCGACTATGATGCTCGCATACTGCCAGCGCTGGTTGATCTTCTTGATTCTCTCGTTGCGCTCTAAAAGTCTAGCCTTCCGAGCTTCGGCTTGGAACTTTACAAAGTCGTCCCATAAACCTGCTCTACCGTAATACTGCATCAATTCTCGAAGATCGTCTTCGGCTTTCTTCATCTGTTCCAGTGCGGCGAATTCCTCAGCGTCACTCGTAAAGCCATTCTTCTTTGCTTGCCGTAACTTAAGGTCTTCTTTGGCTGTAGTCATCTGACCGATGAAACCAAAGCAGTCGGTTAAGTCTTTGCCGTTTGCTACGAACTCTTTAACTACTGAGTAGGCAGCATTGAACGCGGCAAGCTCTGCAATCATTTGTCAGCCTTGCTGTCTAGCTTCTTATCAATTAAATCTAGCTTATCAAACAACCTGTCCATGTCTGCTCTGAAGTCTTCGCGCTTAACGTACTCGCCAGCCACCAAGACTTCAATGCGATTGACCTTATCAACTAGCTCATCATCGGCGTGTTGCAGGTCTTTGACAGCGTCCCACACGGTCTTAAGTATCCAACCGAACAAGACTGAGACTGCTCCAGCGAGCATATTGATAAAGGACTGTTCCATGATTATCTCTCACTGACTGGCATGGTTGTCATAAAACGTAGGATTACAATACCGCTGGCAATACCACAGCCTATCACAGCCTGTACCGCAGGGCTTGCAGGGATAAAGCCTACAAAGCCTTGGAGAACTGACAAGCAAGCTAAAGCTACGCCAAACTGCACAGTCCTAGACTTGAGTGCTTGCTTTACCACGGTGTACCTACAACGGTCTTTGGAGCCTTTTGCTCTTCAATG